AGTTGCTAAAGCTGCTGCTTGTTCTGGTGTTTTACCTTCCATTAAGCCTTTAATAAATACTTGATTTCTAATATGCTGATCAACACCAATGTTTATACGATGATAAATATTTTTGTATCTTGGATCTACATATTTAGAAAATATATTCTTAGCTTTTCCTTTAGGCATACCGGATACATATAATCCTAAATCTCTAAACACTTCATCAGCAACAGTGTCGCTTAATACTACTTGTGATTGACTTAAACCAAGATTGTGCTTGCCCATTAAATATTTTAATTCTGCATTAGTATATGAACGACCACGCGCATTTGTAAATACGATTGCATCATCTGGTGTATGCTTTAACTTTTTAAGGGCAGCTCCTGGTGATGCAATTGCTGTCATTGCACCTCTATTACCTAAAGTAACTGCGGTTATTGTAGGCATACCAACAATGTTATTAACCATATTAACAAGCCCAGGCATCCATGCACCACCAAGCATACTTGCAGTACCTAAACGCCTTGCGTCATCTAATATATTTAAAACAGCTCTGGTATAATTAGTCTTGTCTGCTGGCGTTAGCTTTTCTAAATGTGTATCTAACTTTCCATACGACAACATATCCTCTAAGCGATGTAAGGTTTTAGAAAACTCAGGACCATATATTAATGCTACATTTGCTCCTTTTAAATTTTTTGCGTTCATTCTGTTAATGCGAAGTGATTTTCTTAATAGATTATCAGCATCTACTGCGCCAGATCCTTTTAATGTAGAACGCAATTGTTTTAAACTTTGGCCAAACGCATCTGAACCCAATGATGTATTGACATTATTAAAACCTAAAAATCTTCTATTAATTTCTTTAAACAAAGTATCTTTTTGTTTTTGTGTTAGGTCTGCATTTTTTAACAGTGAATTATATGTATTTTCTAATGCAACAACAGAGTCACCAGCAATCATATTAGCTCTGTGCATTAAAGATTTAATGTTTAAATCCATTGTGCCTTGTCTAATCATTGATCCCATCATCCATTTAATCATTTCTAAACGATCATTTGGACTTAATCTTGCAATGCTTTGAATGTGCTTTTGTGCCATTTGATCAGCAAATTTATCAATAAAAGCCGCATCAGCACCTGGTATGGTTTTAGCTATTTCAGCATATTCTTTGTATAAATCTTTTCCATATTTTAAATTCATTTCACCTATATTAGGGTCTTGAATCATATTTAATACTTGTCTTGGATTTTCATCTACAAATCTTTGCAATCTAATTTGCGCTGCTCTTCCTTGTCTTTGTTGTAAAGCCCAACTTAATAATGCTGTACCAATAGGAGCATCTTTATTTAACCTTGCTTTCTGTCTTGTTTTAGCTGCTATTAATCTTGGTTTTACTACAGCTTTACCTGCTAACTCAGGTTCAGCACTTTCTAATCTTCTTATTATTTCTCTAAATGTATCAACATTAGGATCAAAAACATTAGACGCTCTGGCTCGCAACATTTGTTGTTCTCCAACACCTAACTTACCTTCTCTATAAGGTTTCTTTATTACAGCAGATAAATGTTTTCTATTTGTAATTAAATTGCTTACAGTTTCACCACCACCATAATACTTTTTAATTAAGTTTTCCCATACATCTAATTTTGTAAGATAAGTATCATAATCTAAAATAATATTTCTAAGAAACTCTTCTGGTACATCACCATCTGGATAGTTCTTTCTTACAATTTTTCGTATTTGATTTGCTATTGTTGTATGTCTATTCTTATCTCTGGTAGTTAAAATATAATCTAAATATGCTTTGTAAGATCCACCAAAATTACGATTAACAAAATCATCTGTATTTTTAGCTACGTCATTGGCTTGAGTTTTCCAAGTGTCATTAAAAACTTTATTAGCAGCTTCTCTTGGGTCTAAGTTTTTTTTATTTTCATTTACTTCATCAACAAACTTTTTAAATACACTTTGAGATTCTTCTGCAATATCATTCAATGCTGTATGCAATCTTGTTAAATCTTGTCTGCTTGGTAAGTCTTTTGTTTTATTTATTTTTACAAACTGTTTTAATGCTTGACCAAGCCCTGGCGTCCATCCAAGTGGTTTATCTGAACCAGTAAATAATGTGCTTGGAAATAAACTATCTTGTATAACTTTATCGGTTTTAGCTTTTTTAGCTTGATCACCAAACAAGTTTAAAGCTTTACCGTCCATATGTTTCTTAGCTAAATGATCTTCAATTGTACCTTTAACAAAAAGAAACTCATCCATAGTTAAGGCTTTATTTGATTCCATTTTGGATAATATTTCTTGCCATGCTTTAGATTGGGCAATAACATTTGGCCCTCCTATTTCCTGTGTTAAAGCAGCAAACAGTTTATCTTTATCTTTAATTTTTAAAACAACTACACGCTCTCCATTTTCTTTTATGATTTTTGGAGTAATGTTATCGTCGATTAATTCTTTCCAATCTTTTTTTGTAGCAGCTATTCTCTTTTTGTCTGAAGCAAAACTTCTTAATACCGCTGTATCGTTGCCTATAATTACAAAATCTATAGGGGATAAGTTTGAAAACAATTCATCAGCTTCTTTAGCTAAAGCACCCTTAGAGGCTAATAGGTTCGTTTTTAAATCAGTAGGTATAAAGTCATACCCATGGCCTCTAATAATGGCTGCTAACGTATCTATTGTGCGTTTATTGGCTGGTACATTAGCAAACTCTTCTGCCATTTTAGCTAACTCTTTTTCTGAATATTGACCTTTAGCTATTTTGTCTGCAAAGTTTATTAAGAATGTTTCTTTTATTAAACCTTCATTAAGAGCTGTAATCTCTCTTACTAAATCAGTATTTTCTGTTGTAACATTTGGCTCAAGTCTACCTGTTTTATTATTCTTTTTATAAATAGTAGTCTTTAAAGTATTTCTGTTTTCTAATATTTTGCCCGCATCTTGAGCGGTTAAAATCATATTGTTTAAACTTGTATCGCCTTTATTAGCTTGTTTTTGTGCTGTAATTTTTAAATTTAAAATATCGTCTTTAGCTATATCTTGTATTTTTTCTAATCTTTTTAATGGATCTTGTACATGTTCTTTTGTTTCATCAAATAATTTTTTAATGTAATTAGAGTGTTCTTCCATATCCATTAATTCATCTAATGTATCTAAAGAACCAGGATTAGATTTAATAAAACCATTTACTACAAACGGTGACGATACATTATCAGCGGTTATTTCACCCATCCTTTTGTACAAAGTGTTTTGCAAAGCATTCTTTTTAAACATTGTTTCAAAGTCTGCACCTTTAGCTGTTGAGCTATACAGTTCTTTAACTGCTTTTGTACCTGCCCCATTAGCTATTTTATCAGCATGTCTTTTGACTTTGTTTATGTTCCATGCTTCAGCCGGATTAGTAACTATTCTTACCGCTTTTGCTGCTGTTGGTGCATCAGCATTTTTTAATACAAAAGATGTAGCTCTACCAGCTTTTCCAACATTTCTCGCTAAAGTAAAAAGCCCAGTAGCTGGTACAACAAGCTCTGTTGCATACCCTTGCATTTTAGCTCTTGACCTTTGTATTGGAAATGCATCTGGATCAATTCTTAATTCTGCTGCTTCTCCTACACCTTGCAAGGTTCCTACATTAATCATCCATTGATTATAAAACCCACGTTCTTTATCTATTTTTTGATCACCCTTATATATTTTACCTGGTAATGCTACATTAAAAGCGTGTATGGCACCTGGTGCTATATTTAATGGGCCTCTTAATAATGCTGCAAATGTAGTCTCAGTTAATTCTGGGCCTTTTTTATCAATTAATAATGATTGCAAAAAGCCTTCATCTTTTTTTTCTGCTGCTATTTCTAAAGCTTTATCAGTTATATTTCCTTCTTCATCTAAAGCATATCTATTTTGTATAGCTTTATATTTTTTATATGAATTAGGATATTTATCTTTAAGCTTTGATATGTCACCATTAACTAAATTAAAATGTAAATCGATTCCTGAAGAATGAATATCTGCATTTATCTTCTTTTTTAAATCTAAATATAATTTATCTTGATCCGCCTTTTCTTGCTCATCTGCTCTTAATGCTTTAGCTATGCTAACTTTTGCTAAAGACGCATCTCTTTCTGCTGCAGTTTGTATTACTTGTGGCTTAAAAGCATTTGTTAACATTTCCAATGGTGTAGCTTTTCTTCTAACTCCATCTTTTAAAATGATGTTATTTTCCCAATCAACAATATCAGATTTAATCTTTTGTGAGCGATAATTAGGATCACCAGAAGCTATAGTAAAATTAATTGTTTCTGCTACTCTTAAAGCTTCAGCTCTGGATTTTTCTATACGATCTAATCTAACTTTTTGAAACTCTTCAGGACTTAACTTTGCATCATTAACAGCATTTTTTGCCATCATATCTTGCAATAATAATCTTTGAGTTACGCTAAATGTTTTTTGTCTTATTTTGTTAAGATCATTTTGTTTAATTGTAACATCATTTAGTTTTTGTATTTGTCTTATTTGTTCTTTTGTAAAATATTTAGATCGTTCAAAAAGTAAATGATCAATATCATTTAATACTATTGCTGCTTCTTTAGAGTTAGCCCCAACATTTCCATCAATGTATCCTTTTGCTAAAGCCGAAACGGCTATTTTATTTTCTATTTCAGATGTTGGTTTACCTTCATTAAGTTTTTTTATAATTCTTTGTTGTTCATCTGCATTTGCTTTACCTGCAGCTATTTTTGTATCTGCAACAACATCAGTATTTAAACCTATTTTTTCTTGCATATATCGAGGCAAATAAAAACGTGCTACCGCTATAGCTTGTTTACCCAATCCTCTTGCACCAGAACGATCAACATTTTTTTGTAAATATCTTTCTTTTTGAAACTCTTTTAAAGCCAAATCTTCTACACGTTTTTGTCTTTTTTCTTCTGCTTCAGCTTCAGCTCTTTGTTTTCTAATGCGCGTTAGATATTTATCGCCTTCTTCTAAATATCCTTTCGCATCAGGTATTTGATTATATTGACCATCATCTGTTGCTTCTAAATACTCTAACTCTAAAGGCAACGCTGGCATATCTTGCATGTAGCCTCGGCCCTGCATACCAACCCATGATTCAGAACGATAAGGAGTATCTGGATCTTCATCTATCTCTTGAAGTTCTTTGTATCTTTCAAGAGTTATACCAGCATTTTCTTTTAACCATTTTCTTCTTGCTTTATTTAATACATCTTCTTGTGTTGCTTTATAATCTTGTGCAAGTTTTAATTGATAACCAACGCCTCTACCTGTTGCAGCTTCCATTCCAAGCTTTTTATATCTTTCTTTATCTGCAAAACTTAGCTTATTATATTCTTCGCTTCCAAACGGTATAGAAAATATATACTTATCAGAATACTGTCCTTCAGGATATGCCATGTGTGCTACCTATTTTCTTTATCATAAAGTCGTTTTGCTTCTTGATACATAGCAGGGGTTAATTCTTTATTGGTTTCTCTGCCATTTCTTATAAACCTAAATTTAGGTTGACCATCTTCATCTCCAATATATTTATATCCATAATTGTATGATGATTTTAATTTATATATTTTACCTATATTATCTGACGTATCACCTAAAGTTGCGTCTTTAGCAAGTGGGGCAGGTAATGTATTTATTTTTGATTCTGTTTTTGATTCTGTTTTAGGTTTAAAACTATTTTCTATTTCCTTTTCAAATTTTTCATTTTCTTGTACAGCACCTTTTACAGTATTAAAAATGCGTGCAATGCCGCGTATTGTCATTTCATCTTTTAATTGTTCGGGGATCTCTAATCCTTTTTGATAATTTAAATAATCTTTTAAGATATTAGTGTTTGTTGTTTTATTTGGATCATAATCTTTTATATATGTATCAATAGCTTTCTTAGTACCACTATGATTTAAACCATCACCATGATCTGGTATACCTTTATTAGATAATTCTTCAGCACGTTTATAATATTTATAGAATTGCTTTTCTTCATCAGGCATGTTTTTCAATGCTTGTTTCATTCTATCGTTAGCTATTTTTTGCAATTCATTTTTAAACAATATGTTACCAGCACGCTCTGATAACGTTTGTGGGCCTGTACTTACTTTTGGTTTATCTAATTGACTTGTTAGGTCAGTAATTCTTTGTTGCGCAGAGTCTATAGATCCTGTTGTTTGTTTAATAGTATCTCTTATTTCATTCATTTGTACAGGAGTAACATTATTATCTTTGCCCCAATTTTTTATATTAACTTTTATTTGCTCTCCGTTTAATTGCAAATCCTTTAAAAGAGATGCAACACCAGGAGAAACATTGTTTTGCCCATCAATTAAATTATTGTATTGTGTTTTTGCGTCTTCTTTTGATAATCTTTCTAAGCTTTCAAAAGGCCCTAATTCTTGAAATTTATTTTTTAAAATTTCTCTTGCATCATCTTGATCTCTACCTTGAATAAGCATAAATCTCATGCCTTTATGTTTATTAAAAATTAAATAATCAAACGCTATATTTTTTTGTATTGTTCCTAAATTATCCGAAGGTATTTCTGCAAAAGCTTTTTCTAATTTTCTTAATTGTTTTCCATTATTAGAATCTACATTACCACCATCTGGTGTTCCTAAATATGCTGCTAAAGCAAAATCATTATCTATATCAGTATTGGGGTTTGCTGTACTGGCTACATATTCATCTATGGCTTGTTTAATATCTGGTTGTAAATGGTATGCTTTATTCCAGCCCTCTATTTGTTTTAAATTGGTTTTATCAATACCTGCTTGTGCATTTATATATGCTTCAGCATTACGAACTAAAGAATTGTGCATACCAGTTAATTGAGATTGACTTTTAGGTGATACACCAGTTTTACTTACTTGTTTTTTTAACTGAGTTTTTTGTTTTCTTAAACCATTAAGAAGGCTGTATTCTAATTTAAGACGATCCATTAAGTATTGTCTTTGTGCTAATTCAGATGCTTGCTCTGACTGCATTTGTCTTGCAGCTTCTTGAAATGCCATTTGTGTTTGCTGGCGTATATGTCCACTATAATAGCTCATAGCTTGTGCAAAAGGACTTCTGTATTTTTGTGCCATTATTACCGACCTGTTATTTTTTTATAAATATTGTTTGCTTTACCAGAATCTTTTGGGGGAATACCATAAGTCTCAAACATATATTCATCATATTTTTGTGACGAATTTTTAAGAGCCTCTTGTTCTTCTTTTGCTAATCCTAATTTAGTTAGCTCTGCTCCTATTTCTCCAGTTTGACCAAACAAATCTTTTAATCCGTATTTCCACCAATCATCTTGAATCTTTTGCAAGGCTTCTAATCTTTCCATTTCTTGTTTATTCATTGCTGCTTGTTGTGCCATATCAACTTGTGCGCGTTTTGCAGCATCACTACGTTCTTTAGCAGCAGCAGACTCCATAGCTTGCTGGCCTCTAAAATAAGCACCAGAAGACATATCTTGCGTTGATACATTTTGTGCCATACGTTCTTTAGCCTCACGCATAGCACCTTGTACTGGGGTCATTTGCTTACCCATAGCAACATTATAATCACCGCCAAGCATACCTATAGCTTCCATACGCTCTAATTCTTGTAGTCTCTTTTTTTGTTCTGGTGTCATGGCTCCATAAGCTTCAGAAGCCGTCATAGCTGCACCACCTATAGCACCAGTACCTGCTGCAATTAAACCTGCTATTGTTAATGGATCCATATTTCACCTACATATAAAAAAGTTCTAAACAAACACCCCAAGACAATACTTGGCAATGATTGTTTTCAGTACGACCGCGTAAACCCATAAAAAAGTTTAATAATGAACCATCTAATACTGTAAACCCAGTCAAATAACTTGATGCTGATATATTTTTACCTGCATTAAATGGAGTGTTATTATGAATAATTTTTGCCTGCGACTCACCCATAGATACATGCGTTCCGCTTGGTGTGGTTGTATCATTATATGCGCCAACAAAATAGTTAAGCTTTGCATTAGATACAGTTGTATCTTTACTTGACTGTTCTTGAATCCACCATGAAAACAAAGTTGTAGCAGGTCTACCTAAGTTTATTGTAAAAGATGTTTCGGGAATAAATATATTATTTGTATTGCCTGATGTTCTTGTTGTATTGTACTTGGTTAAAAACGTATAGTTTAATGATTGATATGAATGTTGTTGACCACCAAATACACCTGTACAGTTGTGTGTAACATTTGTTTGTGCATCTATTGTTCCGGGCATAACATGTTGTGTATCTACAAACTTTGCATTTTTTAAATCAGTATTACCAATTTGATGCGTATATTTACGCAATCCAATCATTTCTGTATTTAAATCATCACCAGTTAATACATTGCCTGATGCCCATGTTTTTATAGGTGTATACGTCATTTAGACCTCATGACCATAAATACCATATCAGTATCATTAAAGGTTATTGTTGGTGCAACCAAAGCAATTGGTCCACCAAGATCTCCAACCAACCAATTGTTTTCATTACCTGCTGCATTTTCATAATACGGTGTTACAGGCCCAGTTGCCATTAACCGAAACTGTATTGTAGCAGAACCTGCTTCTGATCCTGTAACAGTATGCACCCAACATCCAGAAGCCATATGCTTACTGTTTGGGTAATAGTCTGTAATATCTGATAATACTACTGAGGCATCATTATTAGTTGGTGCTGGATCAGTAGGTGCAATATTAGCGGCAGTTGTTCCATCATTAATAATTCTAACGAACTGTATTAAACAAGTAGCTTTTGTGTTTTCAACCTCTGTTCCTATTGCTGTTAATGGTGCTGTAGTTGTTGCCCTATTAAATAATGTTTGTCCAGGTACAGGTGTAAACCCTGCACTATTAAAGTTCCATTCTAAATATGTAGCAAAAAACCTATTTAATAATCGTATTTTATTGCTTATTGCAGCCGTATCATCCCAATCTTTACTAAACTTAGAGTGCCAGTAAACCCGTATAGTATCACCTTCTACTAATTGACCACCAAATGCAGTCCAATTAGATCCTAATTGTACAGGTGTAGCAAGTGATGTATGTGTAACAGTAGCTCCTGAAAACTCATTAATGGCTATACCATTTGCAGACAATTGTATTCCTTGCTTACCATTAGTTGCACCAATATTAAATTGTGGAATATCTATAGCTGAATCTCTTATATTGTTATCATCAACCTGAGAGTTAACTGCGGTAGATACATCTTGAAACTTAGAGTTTAATGATGATGGATCAAGCTTCGTATCACGATTAAAATTATTATTTACCAATCTACTCATCGCCATCTACCTATTAATAATGTTCGCATAGCAAACATATGAAACTGAACTTTATGTAACCAATCAGTTTGTCCTTTTGGCGTCATCCTTGCTTTTATTGTAAGCTTACCATTACCACCAGGACTAAAAGTATTTGCAAATATGCGCACTGTTTGTATTGGCATACTAAAATCAAACGTATTTAACAATGACACGCCATTCCATTCTATTGCTATTTGTACACCTTTATCGTTTACAGCTGGCGTACCACCATTGTCTACCATAGAAAATTGTGTATGAATAAACAATTGGCACATAAACTCTATTTGCATCATGCCATCTTTTAAACCAGTGTATTCACGCTCTACTACATTAATCCAACCACCATTGTATGTACTGTATGTTAAACCTTTAAACTCACCTAATGTTAATACAGGTGATGATGGGTCTACATATGGACTTGTAGTAGTAAACTCACCTTCATCATTGTAGTACACGCGATGCAATGCGTTATCGACTATTCGATTTTTGTTAACTGTTAGCTGAGGAATCTGTGATCGATCTAATCCACCATTAATAGACGATTTACTTGCATTGTATTCATTGTTGAATTGTTCATAATCAACGATGTTAGCATTTCTAATATCTGCTTCAGTCCATCGTTTCATACTTTCTTACCTGCTATCATTTTAGTACCAGCAGCAGTAAACTCTACTGCATACCCTATTAATACAATATCATTTGTTGTGTTAATTTTAAACTGAAAATGACTGCATGATCCTTGTGCTATTGGATAACGTATAGCAGTTGCTAATGGTTCTTCCCATGGCGTATCAGATCCTGTAACTACTTGTGCGGTATTGTACACTGATTGATCATTGTGATCGGCTCTTTGCAGTTTGCGACCTTCAGCAGCAATGCCAGTATAATAAAAGTCTTTAAAGTATTCTATAGATATAGGGTTATCGCCTTGCGTTAATACATATAGATATACAAAATGAACATGTTTTTTTACTGTTTCATCTCCCATATCCATCCATGGACTTCTAAAAGTACTTATTGGTGGTGCAAGATCTACAATGTTTTCACCATCTAATCGTTCTCCAACAGCACGTTTTTTTGATATTACAAATACTCCAGGTTGTACATTACCTTCATTAGTACTACCAATAAATATATTTCCTATATAATCTCTGGCTATTGCGCTAACTGGAAACTCTTCTCTTGTACTAAAAGCATTTTTTTCTAAATGATAAACTATACCTAACGATGGAAAATTGTTTCCATCAGCAGGGTAATAACAATGCCATTCTTGCCATTTAGGAGAGTAAATAGCGCAAGCTTTACCAAGACAATCTTCATTTATACGATTCATTGTCTTTAACATATGCTTTGATATTTGTTTAATACCAGGACTGTCTGAATACTCCATATTAGAACTTACAGTATACACACCATCTGACGCTAAGAACATTATCCCTACACCAGGCACATTGGTCACTGTGTTGATTGCGCGTGTTCCAACCTCTGTTGATATAGGTACAGCAGTAAAGTTAGGATAATCGCCCATTATGGCGTCTATTCCGCGTTCTCTGAATACCAATAGAAAGTTGAAGTAAGGGTGCAGCCCAGTAATCCCACCGCTATTGCGGTTGCCCAACTCGATAAAGCTTGTTGCTTCATACTGGTCTGGTAGCGTGGGTTTGCTATAAAAAAGCATGGTATCATTATCAGCACCGCCTTCTACAAATAAGCAGTCCTTATATACCGCGCTAAAGCGTGTTCTGGTAGCTGGAAATAAAATACTTGATGATTCATCTGGCGCAAGTGATCCCAATGCACCATCAGGAACTGCATCATACACAGCATCATCTGTATTGTTATTAATATCTTTAACAAAGTAAAAATCTGATTCAGTGCCTACAGCGGCAGTACCATAGTTTTTTGTACGGTATAAACGCCTGGCTACCGTACCTTCTGGACCCATTGGTATTTCTATATAGATAGCATACTTATATTGCGTACCACCAGGAGCTTCTGTATTCCATCTAACTTCTGTACTTTCTTCTGATAGTGGAGACTCTGCACCTGCGTTATTAATAAACGTTACACGATACTTATATTTGTTAGTATCACCTACACTACCAGATGTAATTGTATTAGTTCCTAATCCAGCATCAGATGTAATATCATAGTATACACTTATACTTGTTCCATTAATTGATAATCCAGATGCCCAGTTAGTAACGCCCCATGGTACAGGGGCCGTTGGTATCGTATTCCATCCTAAATCAAATATGTATGGTGTAAACGATACTGACGATTGATGTATAGGCCATCCAGAATATTTAAACGCTTTATTGTAACCATTGCTAACAATTAACCACTTAGCATAAGTTGTATACTGCGTACCAGACTCATTTTGTGCTGGCTTAGTTCTATTAGATGATATTGTTTTTAAATCCATCGATGGACCGCTGTTTTCATTTAACTGATACAGTGTTCCATTTGATTCTAAAAATACTGACTGCATAGCTCCTTGATGACGCGAAAATACAAACATTGTATCAATACGTCCTAACGCAGCAAACGGTGCAAATGATCCTGTTGGCAATGGATTATAACGCTCATATCCTATGCGATTATCCCATCCACCAGTGTATTTATCTACCGTCCAGTTGATTAATTCAGTAGCACCGTCTTGTGCTTGGGGTAACTTTTCATATAAACCAGATAAGGCTTTTATTTGTACGGTGGTATTTTTCATGTTCTGGTCAAAGGTGTGTACAAGGGGAGAGGATTAACAACACCGTCAAGCATACCGCGTTTAACAAATCTTCGAGGAATCTGCGTAAGGTATCTTTGTTCAAGTTTAACCATCTCTTGAGCTACTTTACGCTCGTACATGTTTGCTTGTGGCAAGTTGTCTAACTTAACAAACAGCTCTCTAAGGGCCATGTATGCTAATATATGATGAGCAGATGATGGCATTTCTGGCGTATCGTTATCATTAACCAATGGCTGTGGCCTAAACATATACCTAACTGTTATATCGTAGTCCTGATCTTGTCTTGGATACAATCGTATGCGTTGCGTATTACCATCTATAGCAGTGTAGGGTTCTGTATTAAACTCAAAATCATCTTCAAAAACCACTGACCTAATATCAAATACTTCTGATGTACTTGTTAATGGAATTAGATTTATTCTTGTTCCTGATATATTTAAACACCTTTCACCTTTCCAGCCTGCTGTTGGATTGCTTACATATATTTTTCGATAATATCCTGATCTGTTTGGAAGTACTGTAAAGTTTACAGTTAAGTTTGCTTTATCTGTTGTTATGGTTGTAAATGCAGATAATGCTGATTCTCTACCTGCATAGACATATGACATAGATACATTTAAAGTTACGCTTGTACCTGACGCTCCGGCAGTAGCCATGCTTTTAACCGCTCTTGGTGTAGATACATGGTATTCATCATAAGGAATCCAAAAGTTAGGTAGGTTAACTTCATCTAACGGTAGGTTGTAATACTCGTCTTCATACCTGGCTATTGGTGTAAACATACCAGGTTCTTGTGGTGTTAACGTCATTGATCGTTTAGCCACATTCATAATAGCAACACAATCAGATGGTAGATCTAAATACCTAAACTTAATCTTTGCAGCAAATGTAGTTGCTGTTGCATAGCTTGGATTGTCTGTTGTTAACCACAATGTAGTGGTATTTTGCACCCATGCTATTTCATATTCAACACCATCAACCTCTATAACTTGACCTGCCCAATGTGTGGGTGCTGGGCTTACTGGTGCGGCTAAAGTTAACTGTGCTGTTGTTGTACCAGGTGACGTAACATTAACTTCAATATCTTTATAAGCTTTTACAATTGTTTCCTTCTGGGCAAATGTAAATTGCTTTTCGGTGTATAGCCTATAGTACGCATCATTAATAAGATCGGTGATCTGTTGTCGATAGGTATCAACCGCAGGGTCATAGTCTACTATGTTGGCTATCATGTTTCTTAAATCGACTAATCGCATATATCACCTATTTAATAAAACCCCCCTCCAACAGTAACGGAGGAGGGGGGAGTGGGCGAGGATGCCCAAGGCGGGTAGAACCCCCCTGTGACGGTTCTTAGAATTATGTGTTTCGCAAAATTAGAACTTTTTTCAAGGCCGCAGCATCACCACTTGCGGCTGTTTCAAGAGCAATAGCCGAAGGCAATTCAGTTGCTTGAACCTTGTTCATAAAAACACCATCAACATTACCAGCAGTAAGAATGTCTCCTACTGCAATAGCTGAGTTTCCAGCGTGATCTTTACCTTCAACTTGCGCTGAAACGATACCACCGATAACTACCCGAATAGGCTCATTAACAGTAAAAAGACCAGCACTATTAGCAGCTTCTAAAACAACACCAATAGCATTTCTTTTAGCGGCAGCCTTACTTGCTTTTTTAACATAAAGTGTTTTTTTACCATCGTCTGCATTGCCATAATCAAAGGTAACAACGTCACCAATAGCAAGTGTTTCAGCAGCAAGATAAATTTCAGTTTGTCTACGGTTAGAAGGTGTTACTCCGCGTGAAGTTCCATCTTCGTATGTAGCGTCTAAGGATTGTAAATAAGTTGCACTAGCCATGACTAAGCCTCCGCATTGATAAGCACACCTTGACCAGCAAGATGACTAATAGCCAACTGTGTACGGGTCATGATGTTAGATGACATAGCAGCATACCCAGAAATGGCTTTCATTTCGCCCATCTCAAAGAATGCGTCTTGATCGAAGTATACGTTGAACAGTTTAGAGTTCAAGAAATACATAGACATTTTATCGCCACCACCAATAGCAAAGCCAAGGTTAGGCTCAATGTACATCATTGCACCGTTATAAAGCAATCCAAGCTTTCCAGACAATCCTCGCATTTGTTCCATGCTTGAATATCTTTCTTGTGCTGTAAGTGCAGAGCGATACAATTCATATGACAATGGAGAAGCAAGAATAATATCAACTTCGCCTTCTGGTGCATATGTTTGAGTATCAATCATTAGTTTGCTCATTTTTGACAAACCATTAGCAGAAAAGTTTGATGCTACATCAGCAACTTGATTCTGCCATGATTGTGGAAATGCGCTTTTGCTAATACCACCAACTTCATTGGTTTGTGCATTAAAAGCTGCTTTTTCAAAAAAGCCTTTGGTTGGACTTGTTAGAGCAGTTTCACCATTTAAAGTGTTAAGCTCAGTCAGAACGGTAGAAGTACCAGCAACAACCTGCTTACACCATTCACGTTGAAGCATACCCATAACGGACTTCAATCGTGCTTCGGCAATACGGATTACTGCTCGGTCGCCTTTGTTTGTAAGCTGTTCTTTTTCTGTAACAACAACAGGCGCAACAAAGTCACACCAGTCAAACTCGGCAGTTCGCAGCGGATCTTTAACAGCAAGGTTAACGCTTTCATAACCAGTTGATAATTGTGTAATAGATGAATGTTCGGCCAGGATGACCGGGTGATTGACTTTAGAACCACCGTTTACTTTCTCGATGTTTCCCTTAGCTTTAACCGCGTCCAAGAGAGGGATCGTACGGAATGTATTATCCACTTCCCTATCGCGCAAAATACGCAAGGTACTCGCGAGTACGTCAAATGACAACGCCATTTTTAACTCCAGTTTGTTTATGTTTAGTCTCTTGGGGCGTATCCGCTATGCGGGGCCTGACTTTGGCGTATCCAAACCGGGGCCTCTGTCAAATAAGTAGTACCTTATTTTCTTTGAGATAGCAAGTATTCATATAATTCTACTGCTTTCATTTCTTTTGCGTTGGGTGGTGCGGTAATCCCAGCACGTTTACCATTAGCAATTTTTAATCCAGCAGCTCTTGCAGCACGTCTTTTATTTTCTTCTTTCATTGTTAGCGCATTGTTCTGTTGCTTTGCGGCTTTTCCTTTAACAATCCAATATGCTTGCTCTAATGAAAGGTTCTCATTGTTAACCAATACTGTCTTAACTTCAGCTTTAAATTTATCGTCGGTCTTTAACTCTTGGTGTTCATCCATAAAGTTATTTAACTTTTGTCTGGCTTGTACCTTTTGTTGTTCTTTATACATCGGTTCAAGAACAGACTGTAATCTTTTAGCTACTGCTTTTTCGACGTACTTCTTAAAAGACGACTCATCAAACGGATCAAACTCTTCACCTGCTTCATCAGCAAGAGACTGTAAGTTTTTATAAGCATCAGACTCGTACAGATTTTTTTGTAAAGCCAACGCTTTTTCATGTTGTTGTTTAGCTTCTTTGCGCTGCTTGCTAAGCTCTTGAGTCTTCTGTGTATAGTTTTTACGCAGCGACTGCATAGCCCTTTTAACTTCGTCAGGTTGATTTTTATAAACAGAATCCCATGACTCGCCATCGCGCAGACTTTCTTCTTCAACCACTTTACCATTTTCTTTAGCCTCATGCTTTTGCAGTATCGCTTCTATGCGATCTTCTGGTGTGTCGGGTTGAGGCGCACCAACAGCTTCTGGAGCCGTTGCCACCGCGTCTTCTGAAGTTGTTGGGGCCTCGTTTGTATCACCCGCCGTCACAGGGGCTGTTTCTTCTACCATCACATTCTCCTTAAAAATAATTCATCATCAGTTTCAACAGGGCCTTCTGGCGTTTCTTCCGTAGTCACTTCTTCAGCAACAGGTTCTTCTTGTTCTTGACCCATTTGATTAGTAATAAAATCAAGTAAAGATTCATCTTCTGCAAGTTGTGCTACTTGTCCAGCAAGCATAGCAAGATCACGATCTGACTCTACAGCAGACAAATCAAATGGTGCTTCTATTCCAGCTTGACTTGCTATGTCCGCAATACCAGTAAGAACATCTACAAACTCAGGCGGGAATACAGTTATATCTTCGCTGAATGTAGGGTATAGAGGCATACCCATCTTAGGTAAAAGCTTATTAACTTCATCGACCAAACGGTTTAAAGCTTGTGCGCCAAACTGTCCTCTTGGCGCCATGTCCATCATATCATCGACGGCCATCATTTCTTTTTGCGCTGCAACATCATCAATGTCAGCTTGAATATCTTGGGGTATAGACATTATATCTCCTGAGTCGCAAACGTATTGTCGATTGCTTTGGTTGTATCATTGTGTTTAGCCAGTTCCGATTGAAACTTAACCACATCTTTTTCATGTTGTTTGTGAGTAGTGTATGATTCGTGTTGCGCTTCGTCAATCTCTTGTTGAGATACGGGTCTAATGTTGCGCTCTTTCATAATCTTATCACGATGCACGTTAGACTTTACATATGTACCAAGACCACGATCAAAATAACCATGAGAATCGCCCCATCTGCTTGGGGTATTGGCCCATAATGTGACGCATCTCTTCATAACACCGCTACATTCTTCGCAATTAACTACATCTTCTGCATCAAAAGACATGTAATGTTCTTCTGTTATGTCGCATGTGTGGCATTTATAGTCGTATATGGGCATACTATTCTTCTAATAACAGTGTGTATGTAAAGGTTTCGGCTTTTAACATCTTCTCTTGCATTTTACACAGGTCTATAAACTCATCAAAGTCTTCAGTAATAGCAAAAACTTGGCAGCCCGCGCTCCATTTGTTTACATTTTCAGAATGTCTACCAGCTTTGTGGATATTGATCCCATATAGTCCTTCATGTATGTTGTCAGGCTCCATGTCATGGATAGAGTCCTTGTCATTGTCCCTAAATACCTGCACTGGCTTGCGTTGACATAGGGCTGTGTAGACTCCTCTATGCTTTGCCAGCCTCCATGCGCCCCTATATTGCTTGTTATGCACCAATATAGCCGTACCTTCTACCCGCATAGGAAAATGCAGCCAATATATCCCTGGATCGGTGGTAATAGCGTAGCGTTTTTCTTGCCATAACCCCCATTTCTTGTAGATAACCACCAATGTATCATCAAACTTGTTGGCAGTTCCCAGGTGTTTGCGTACACCTATAATGTTTAGGTTGTAGTCTCCGTTTTCGAAGACGGCAAACCCCATTTCTTCTAATTTATCTAACAGTTTTGGGCGTGGATTAAGCATTTGGTAAGAACATGGCTATATCTTCTGGGCTGGGTTGCTGTCCAGGGGCAAGACCAGAGGATTGTTGAACACCCGCTTCTGCTGTTGTGGTTGCTGCGGGATCTGGAGACTGTGGTGCTGATGCAAGATGCTCTAAAAAGGAGTGTGGTAGGTCAAGGTAGCGTACCAATTCCTCTAATACCTTGTCTTGAGGTACACCCATATTAATCAAGGTAGGTAATGCAGCCATAAACTCTTGTTTTTTAATGGCTTCTGAGACAGGAGTAGCGCCAGAGTCCTGTGCATAGAAGGTAAAGTCACCATCAAAGTCTTTAAAATTAACTATGGTTGGCAATCCGTTTAATACCATCATGTCGCCTTCATCTTTAAGATACAATTTTAGCATCGAACAATAAATGTTAGCGGTCATTTCTATAGCAGCGTCACGTTCTCTGGCCAATCTACCTACTTCAGAAGAAGAGTATGCAGCCAATGCAGTTATCTCTGTGGCTGTGGCTCTGGTTGATTCGCCTCTTGTAAATGGTGCGAGTACAGATCCGCGTTCAAAATCTGTCTGTACTTGTTGGACGTAAGCTTGCAACTCATTAGGTACTGGCGTGTGTGGAACAGCTATAATTGAACCCGACAACTGCTGCCCAGGGGATAGTTCAACTTCTATAAACTCACCATCAACACCTTGTGAAAGCTTAGCCATGCACTCTGCATCAAAAACGCCAGACTCTACAATCCATTGCCGCGCGGCGCGTCTTACCATTGATGCTTGGTATGACCTAATAATGTTATGCTCTTGGACTTGATCGTATACTCTTCTTAAACTGGAATATCCTCGCATCGGGACATCCGGTTGGCGGCTGTAATAGAGAGGTACAATAGGAGCAAGGGGATAGCCCGCACTATCCTTAAAGGGTATTTGGTCATATTTCTTTTCTTTGATCTCACCGTCTGGTCCTTCTGGTAGCATAATGCCATCAGCTACAAACTTTTCGCCATTCTTATAGTCTGGGCTCCAAACAAGAAAGCGATCATGCTCTATATCATAAAACTCTACAATCTCAACGTATTGAAAGTTAGGATCTTCTGGTGGTTTCTCTTCGTTGTAGCCAAGGTTTACCGTTTCAGCATCTTGATCTAAGTATCTAATCAATGGATGTGGGCTAAACTTCTTATTGCCGTAACGACTCTTAGCTTCTTTTTCAGTTAAATAATAACGATGGCCTACAAATCTTTGGCTGCTCCAAGACTGCGCATCAGTATCGACCAATACATCCCAAGGAGCCACCGCAGATACCGACACACGCTTGTATGGATCAGGGTGATCATTTGGCACCAGCTTTAAAAATGAACAAGGATTGATTAATCCTAATCTGGTGGCATCCTCTAATTGGTTTCTAATATGTCCTAAGAACTCGTTGACAATGGCCTGTACCTTCTCTGGATCGCCATCGCCTCTAATGTCTCCCTTAACAACAACAGCAGGTGATCTTGCAAACAAAGAAGCAACATAGCCTTCGATAAACTCATAAGCCCTTGAAGTCTCAATCAGTATTTGATTAGGAGTATGTGACTTGTCCCAGTACCGACACATGTATGCAGCTCGTAATTGTCTAAGCTCAGAGCGTAAATCATCCCAATACTTCTTGTGATCTTCATAATAGAGTTCTACAACTTTTGGCGTTATCATCGGTTAACCTTCCAGGGAATAGGCATATCTCGGAGTTTCTTAGCCCGTTGTTCAGAGATTAGCATATCCATATGATTCCGTCTTGCATTAGTTAACAATCTTCTGGGTATATCCCGAAGGCATCTATAGGCTAAAGCCATCGACATTGCCATATCATCGTGCATACCTCTTGGTGCCTCTGGTGTGACGCGCAACACAACTAACGCTCTTAGTTCAGCTAATACCTGCATATCTAAACAGGTAATCATACCTGCGTTAACATATTCTCGTAATGTTTCAAACGCATCAAGTTTAGATTTAACAGATGTAGTCCAATCCATACCCTTGTGAGATAGCCACAAGTTCTTATACCCAAGATGGCGCAAGCGATACAATACAACGTGTCCATGGTTATTAGACTCACACAACACCTTGGCGTCATTGTATTTTTGTGCCACTCTTAATACCACATCACTAAAGTCAGTAGGGCTAATCGTATTGCTGCGATAATGATACACTGGCTGATTAGTAGACATTGATACTACAGTAATAGCTGAGTAGTCAGATCCTACACCAGCAGCAACATCAACACCAATAGCATAACGATCATGCTCTAATGGCTCTTCATAGATGCGCTCAGTATCCGTAAAAGGAATGGCTTCTATCTTCAGCAAATCATCAGGATTAAAATACGTCGATGAAGCAAAGAAGAAAGCATCATCCATACATGCCGGGTATTCCCTTCTAAACTTCTCTATACCCAGTGTCGCTATTTGCTGTCTTCTCCAATACAACTGCTCATTATCCAAACCATAACGCTCTACTAAAGCCTTCTCCTGGTCTGTCTGTCTAAACTTCTTAGGTGCTGGCATCCTATACTTTTCATGCTCCCACCACCAAAAGGTCACAAGCTCCCATCCATTCTCAGGACAGCCCTGCACCAAGCGATGAAAGGCATCACCAGCCTTATTAGACGTAGACTCTATAATAATCTGACCGTTACCAACAGTAGCCGTAACCTGCGCTAACAACTCTTCTGGATCATCATAGAAAGCAAACTCAGACAAATGCGCTGCCGTCAAAGTAAACGATCGAGTACCACCCTTAGATCCCGCTGTATATGAACACAAAGAAGCCTGTGTATCTTGAAACTCCAACGTAGTCGTATTGTTCAACGATAACTCACGATGCAACAACTTAGGCATCGAGTTCAATAGAGTATTATCCATGCGCCTAAGATGCTTAGCAGAGCGATCATGAAAGCTAATAACACCAAACTTCAACGGATCAGCAGTCTTATATACCTGCCACAAAGCATAAGCCCTAATCAATGTAGAAACACCAATCTGACGTGGCTTTAATACAATCACACGCTTACGACCTATTAGCTTCTTTAACAACCGTAGCTGCTCTAAATTAGGGTCAAACCGTACACGCTTACTGCTCGCTTTATCCGGTATATGCAACAGCTTTATAAACTTCTCTGGATCTTCCAGTATAGCCAAAAGCTCATCTTTTAAGTCTTTAGGTAAATCTTCTATACGCATAAAATCAGTATAGCGCGTTGTGAGGGGTAAGAAAAATTAGGGCGTATTTTTAGAGGGGTCCCCTCCTGGGGAGGTGGGGTCGCGATTGGGGGGGTCCCACCACGATCCAATTGCCTCTCTTCTTACTCTCC